TCCCCGACACCCCACAAGGTAGTGCCGTTGAGGTTTGTAGTACCAGCTACAGAAACGACATAGTAATCCCCCTGCGTACCAACACTAGACACAAGAGTCGGGTTGTTGGTAGCAGCATCCCATGTGCCCTTATAGTTAAGAGCGCCTATGGCATTGGAGAGTGAACTAGCCGTTTTTAACATCAGGAACCATCGCCGGGGGTAATGTAGACAACAGCAGAGCTAGCACCTGTGATACCAGTGAAATATGCGTTAGGGGCAAACGACAGTATTTCATCTGTTCCCGCAAGTAATGGAATAGCAGCCGCAGTGCTAGTTACAGCAACTGCATTTGCAGTAGCACCAGCAGCGGTGTTACCTATACCCAAGAACACGGTAACAGAGCCAGCATTAAGGATGCGGTACTGATTACCACCCAGGGTAGTAGACACTGCTTGCACGGGCGTAGGAGGCGTAGTTATTACACCTGTGAACGTGACAGTGTTACCAGATGGAGTGAAGGGTGAGTTAACGCTCATCATGCACTCCAGGGAAGCGGAGGTGTGATAATAGGTGGGTTGATAGCTTGTGCAATTTGAAAATTAACAGCCGCCTCTGTAGCTTCCTTGTCCACGCCAGATGCCCAAATCCAGCCAAGCACTTGGTCTTGGGTCAGGTCAGCATACGGGGTGTAGGGTGAGCCAGAGGTGTAGGTCACGCCACAAGTGCTGTAGACAGACCCGTTATAGGTCTTGCCGTCTTGCTCTTGTGTGCCGTTGCACTGCCAGTGAACGGTGATTACAACATCTGTCTCCCCTTCAGCTTGCGGGTAACAGTTAAGCGCCGACACATTCCAAACAATAGTACTCATGATTAAGCTCCTTCTAAAGCGGTTATACGGGCAGTGAGTTGGGTGATAAGGGCTTGCTGTTCTTGAATGCACTTCATCAAGGCATACTGCAAGTCGGTTTGGTAAATGGACAAGCGCATCTTGGGTTCTTCATCTTTGCTCGCCCAATTGCTTTCAGACACCAACTCAGGGGCAACCGCTTGCACATCTTGAGCGACAACACCCAAAGTCAAGCCGGGGTCTTCTTCAAGATTTTGGTCAATGTAATTGAATGTCTGAACGGGAATGGCGCAAATTACATCAAGGTATGACTTGGCTGGCGCAAAGTTTGTTTTTTCTCTGCGGTCAGACAGATTGACATCGTTTGCACTGTAATTAGCAATGCCCCCGTTAGAGCGGAGTTGTACCCTATTAGTAGTTGGATCATCACAAAACAAAAACCATGAATTTGTTGTGTTTGGAGAATATCCAGTAAATCCAGCTTGAATAATTGCATCTGTATAACCAGATGCTATTGTGTTTGTAATGCGAACAGTATTTGCGTTGGCATCATTACACAATTCGTGATAAGTAGAAGATGAGCTTTGATATGTTCCAGTATTACTTGCTTTAAAGTAACCGCTGGAGGTGATACGGGCGCGTTCTGTTGTACCCGAAAAGAACTTCATGTTCGGGTTGGTGTGGGTCATCTGAATTGAACCAGCAACCGTGTACCCTGTGCCAAATGTAAATTCAATCTGACCAGCAGGGTCATCACCGCCTGTGCTTGGGACATTTAAGCGTAGTTTTGCTTCCCTTGCGCCAGTTGTTGAACTTGTACGAATCGTTCCCGTAGCTACACCAGACGCAACAACATCAAGCGTAGAAGCTGGACTTGTAGTACCAATACCCAAGTTACCGCTTGCATCAAGGGTCATTGTTTGGATGAAGCTGGTGACTGCAGCATTTGCCGTGCCGGATGGGGCGGTGAGCCAATTATGCCCACCGTTGAGTTGCACGTAATAAGTTGCAAAGTCAGAAGCGATGTAATACGTTGAACCATTAGAATCAATAAACATATTGGCGCTCATATAAGCGCGGTTCAAATAGCCCCAATACCCCGCATTTTTGACCTGCAAAGCAGCAACACCAGACAAGGCCCAAGCACTAGGCGCAACACCCAATCCCAAATTGCTACCATCAAACACCAACGCAGTGCCCGTAGTTACTTGCTTACTTGTGTTGAGATAAGCAACGCCGTTAGCAGTGCCGCCTGACAGTACGAGGCTGCTAGTCACGTTTGCATTTGCAGCAGTGATGTTTCCTGTGATGGTGGTATTCCCACCCACAGTTGCGTTACCTACAACTACCAGCGTGCTGACGTTTGCAGTGCCACTCACGTTAGCAGTGGTGACAGATACGTTTGTGATAGTGATAGTGCCGCTACTGATAGTGACGTTTGCCAACGTCATGTTATTGAGCGTAGTGACAGTATTGCCTAACTGCACTGCCGTGTTACCAATAGTGATTGGCGCGGCAAAGTTATCGTCCAGTTGGGACAAAGGTATGGCAGAAGTTGCAGTGCCAAATGTATAAGGTACGGGCATGTTAGAACCTCACTCGTAGTTCATGTTCAAATTCAAACGTGTTGACTACAAACCCTGGGTCTGTAGAAGTCATTGTCAGACCCAAATACTTACCGTATTGCTGGGCATCTGATTTATAAAGAGCATAACCGTTACTTGTCAACCAGCCAATAGTTACACTGGAATTATTTAACCAAGTAATAATTACATTCGAATTGTTGTACCAAGTCACAGAGTTGTTCAGCACGTAGGTAGGACTGGAGCCACTCTCGCTGTCTACAGTTACGTTAAATGTGCCACCCGAGGTAAGCGTTGCCTCTATACCAAACTTCAGAGCTTGCTTGGTACGGATGGGGTCTTTCATGGGAGACAAAGCCGTCTGTATCTCGCTGGATACATTGGCTGTTGCGCTGGCATACAGCCTAAACAGAGACTTGTCTGCAACCCCATACAGGCTGATTAGGCCACCAACAGGAGCAGAGGTCACGTATGTGAGCGCACCCTGGCTGGTGATAAACCACTTCTTCTCAAAGAATACACACTGGATGAAACGCCCACCTGTTGCATACGGATAGGTAGACTTCAGGTAGAAGTTAAAGGCAGCGCACAAGATGTTGTTGAGCAACACCTGACCGCCAGTGATAGGCAGGGTGAAGTCTATAAACGGGAAAATGCCGTCTAGTTGGTCTGACAACTTGCTGGTAGTAGAACCAACCAGGGCGTATATCCCATAGTTGTTCATAAACAGCACACTGCGGAAGTACGGGAATACCGCATACCGCAAGTTACTGCCTACGCTGGCACTGACGTTGGTGTTTGTGAACAGGGTTGTGCCGATGTTGGAGACACGCAAGTCAGAGAAGACGTTGATGCTGTCTTCACCAAAGATGTAAAGGAAGTTGTTTGCCGACAACAAGGATTTGATGTTGCCATGCAGAGTTGAGTCTGTTATCGGGAAGTTCCCAGCAGACACTGATGTAAAGTCACTGTAGCTTCCGGCAGCAGAGTAGTAGACAGTACGACCTGCCGCCACCCAGGTGCGGCCTGAGAAGGTGGCTACAGAGGCAATCTCATCACTGTTGAGGATGACAGTACCAGCAGCGTTAGAACCAGAGCCACCAAAAGTGACAGTGCCAGCAGCCGTGTATCCACTACCAGGGTTGTTCATAATCACTTGCGTGACCGCACCACCGCTGACAATAGCAGAGGCATTTGCACCTGTTCCACCAGTGCCTGTGACCGTGACAAAGAAAGAACCGCTGGCCCCGTAGCCAGAACCGCCGTTGGTCACCAGCACAGACAAAGTGCCAGTCTTAAACGTGACAAGCTGGCAGATAGCAGTTGCATTTGCTCCACTACCACCCGTTAATGTGATGGTAGGTGGGGAGGTGTAGCCTGTGCCAGCATTTGTCAGGGTGATGGAATTCACCGTACCCTTGGTTAGCACCGCTGTGGCAGTGGCTGCGCCAGAAGAAAAGCCAACCGTGGGCACATTCAAGTATCCAGAGCCGGGTTCAGTTATGGTAACGGCAACAACAATACCGCCAGAGATAGTGGCGGCTGCTTGAGCTTGTGTACCGCCCTGTACATCTGGGGCAGTAATGGTCACACCCGGCACAGCGGCGTATCCAGTACCCCCAGCAGTTACGTTAATGCTGGTAAGTCCACCCGCACCTGTGGAGATGGTTGCTTCTGCTGTAGCCTGGACACCACCAGTGTCGTTAGGAGCGCCGATAACCACTGAAGGTGCAGACAAGTACCCTTCCCCTGGGTTTGTGATGCCTATGGAGCCTACAGACCCCATAGAGACTAGGTTTGTTTCGTCCCAGTTAAACAAACCTTTGTTGGGGTCACCAATGATGACACGCTCGTTCTTAAACTGGGCGCTAGATACGTTGGCACTAGAGAAAGTGCCTGTCACAGCCACGTTGCCTTTGGTAGAGTTGGTCAGGTTGAAGTATTCAGCCCGTCCGTTATCTTCAAAAGACAAGAGATAGTCACTGACATTAATGTTTGCTGACTCTAGGGCAGTAGTGCTGTTGGCAAAGACAACTGCCACATTGCTAGAAGTATTGACAGCAGACTGAGCCTGAACAATTTTGATGTTGCCAAACCCGATAGGTTGGGCATTCTCTATCCAGGAGAACTCTTCTTCATCAATCGCCGTTCGGTTGGCCTTTGTGTTTAGGCCTTTGAAGTTCTTGATGACAGCATAGGACTTTTTTTGCTCTGCTGCTGCCATGATTAGTACGGAGTTGAGTAAGGGTCTGGAATACGCCGTGTGAAGGTGCTGTTAAGCACGGCATTCACATGCTTCAGATATTCTTGCTTGTAGATTTCCGCTTCACCATAACTCTGCTCTTTGTACTTGGCTTTGTAGGCCGCATAGAAAGCCACAGGCGATGTGTAGGGGTCATTGATAGGGTCTGTTGCAGACGGGTCTGTCGTGACCAAAGGCGTTGGCAGAATGGTGCTGTCAATCTCTATGGGATAAGACTGGTCAGGCACAGGCCCGATGTATATCTGAGATTGTCCATACACTGAAAAACACACAGGTCTGCCAACATAGTTTTGCCAATACCGCAACTGGGCATTAAAGTTTGACCAAGGCAAGTATCGCAAAGGAAGGCGACTGTTGCCCCAATACAACGTGATATTCAGAATGTCTAGAGTTGTTCCTGTGGACAAAATTGCATACGGAATAATCTCAGCAGGGCCGGAGTATTGCAGGGTTGCCGTGCCATCTGTAAACGCAGTGGTGGGCGGGAATGTGTAGTTGTCAGATGGGTACGGAGGAGCCACAGTCCCTAACGTACCACCAGTAACAACTTTGTAAATGAAAATGCCACTAAAAACAAATGAGTTGGTAGTGACAGTTGCGCCAGCAGCCCAGACAGTCGCAGGTACACCCGTGTTAGAAATGGGTGTGCTAGAAATTTGAAGTGTGCGTAAACAGCCAGTATCTCTCGCTACTCTCTCACGGGCGCTATTTATATCGTCCGTTAGTTCAGCGTCTGACCAGAAGACACCATTGGCATCATGCAAGAGCCGCCGGACTTCCGAGATGTAGGAAGTGAGAGTTGCCATTTGGCTTCCATTTTAAGCTGCCCTTTGGGTGACCTTTCCCCCGGCGGCTTTCTCAAGCCGCAGAGGTACTACGCCAACCGCCGAGGGTAACGAGCGGTTCTGTTCGGGAGCTTCTGTCTGAATATAAAATTTAGACAGCTTCTCCATTCCTTGTTCCAATTCGGAGTGAAGGCGTATCCAGCCCAAATGGGCCAGACACGACTCCTTGTCATCTTTACCGTAACCAAAAATATATTGAGCTGCCTCTAAAGGTATCTCAACAGTTTTACCTACTGGAAACTCCAGTTCCTTGTAGGCATACATTACTGCAAGCCTGTCAGGAGAGCGATTGGTTACGTAGACAACACTCATAGCGTCACAATGTCGCCGTATACCTCAACCAGAACCGAGTTGTTAGCTGCGGCCCCCGTGTTCACACAGACATACAAAGAACCAGTGTAGATGGTAGTGGCGGTGTTAGCCGTCAAATTCAAATCCTGATACTTAGTTGTGCCTGTAACGTTTGCCAATACAACAGCGTTAGACACCGCATTTGCAACTGCACCATCAGAGCTATTGATGATGGTCACGTTTGCGGCGGCTACTGTTCCATTAGCTCCCGACACGGTGATACGGCGAACAATGTAGCTTGTACCAACGGTTGGAATTGTCGCAACAGCATTACCCGTGTTGCCCAACCCGATAGGATTGGGAGTAACGCCAATGAGAAAATTACCAAAGTTGTTGGGATAAAGTGCGCCTACATGGTTTGCGTTCATGCCGTCCCCTTATGCTGCGTAGGTGCTGCTGACGTTGATACCACCATTGGTAGCCAACAGAACAACAGTGCCGTTACCAGCAATTGTGGAAGTGGCAAACACGTTTACACCATCAGACAGAATCACGCCACCAGTGTTGTTGGCGAGAACTGTTGAGATGGTAGAACCGTTGTTTGCTTGAACAACCACGTTAGCTGCTGGGAACATCACGTACACACCAGCAGGAATCACTGCGCCAGCATTGGTTGCTGTAACAGTGGCATTGCTGAAATATGCACCAGCAGAGTTGGTGGTTGCACCAGCCAGGATGATTTTGTTAGTTGATAGAGACATGATGACTCCTTACAGTGAGAGGTAGTTGTAACCAGACACCACGGTCATCGATTTGGGTTTGACGTTCACCAATTCGGCAATCATCAAAACCGCACCAACGTAACCAATCTGCCAGTTCGGGAGGGTGGATTCAAATCCAGTAAACACAAACGAACCTTGCTCATGGATGTAGAGCGACAGGTAATTGGTGTTCAGGAAGTAAACCGTACCTTCTGGGCAGTAGGGGTCAGGATAAATGGGAACGCCAGCAACCATCAGGGCACGGAATGCTGCCTGGGGGCCGTTGTTGTCGCCATCAAAGCCGGAGCCTGGAGTAATGACATAC